TTAATAGCCTGCTTCAAGGTGCTGGAGCAATCGTGATGAAGAAGGCATTGTGTATCTTCTATGACCAGATCAAGGCAAATAAATGGCCTGTGAAACTAGTCGCTAATGTACACGATGAATTCCAGTTTGAATGTCCTGCACAGACAGCTGAAGAGGCAGGCAAAGCAGCCCGTCAAAGCATCATAGATGCAGGGACGTATTTTAACCTGAGATGTCCTTTGGACGGGGAGTACAAGATTGGCAAAACATGGAAAGAAACACACTGACAACGATGTCGTAGGACAGATTATAATAAATTTGTATACAGATAGCTTCGAAGTCAATATCACAGATAATGTTGATATGATGACGATCTGGGCCGTGGCAGCAGGAATACAAGAATATTTGGAAAATGTTGCCGAAGACCTTGACAAAACAGACAAAATTCGGTTACAATAGATGTACCGCAAAAAAAGGAGATAGAAATGACTTTTACACTTGAATATCACGAAGCAGCCTTCATTGTTCGTGTTATTGGGCAGTTGCCTACCGAGTCTGGTGCTTTTCCGTTGCATCAGAAGCTCGTGGCACAGTTCACCGAGCAACAGAAAACTGAAAACAGCGAGACTGTGGCGTAATCGGTAGCCGCAGCAGACTTAAAATCTGCCGCTTATTGCGTGAGGGTTCGAATCCCTCCAGTCTCACCAACCCGCTGCAATGCAGCAAACTTAAAGGAAAATGAAATGGATATGAAACCTGTAAAGATCGGTGGCGAACTCTTCTGGGCTAACTGGATGAATAACTTCAACACGAAGTTTAACGAAGACAACAAGAAGTATGAGTGTACCATCGGTAATCTTTCAGACAAAGCTGCCGAAGCTTTGAAAGAGCTTGGCATCCAGATTAAAGAGAAGGATACGATGGGTAAGTACATTGTAGGCAAGAGCCTGTATGTGTTCGAACCTGTAGACAAGGACGGTAAGCCGGTGGATATTACCAAGATCGGTAACGGTACGAAGGTTACTGCCTTAGTGACCAGCTATCGTCATAAGATGTCAGCCAAGTACGGAGCATCCCCGAGCATCAAGAAGTTGATTGTTACCGAGTTGAAGGTCTATCAATCGGAAGAGACTGAGGATTCTCCGTTTGAGGAATCCTTGGATGATGTCCTCTGAATCTGATGCACCAAAAGAGTTACTGATTGACGCTGACTACCTGATTTATGGTGTTGGTTTTGCTAGTGAGGAGGATTCTGAGAAGTTTGCAAAGAGCAGGTTAGTAGAGACACTTGAAGATATGGTCTACATACACCTGAAGGCAGACTCTTATGAAGCCTTCTTAACTGGTAAGAACAATTACCGTTACGAGATTGCAAAGACAGTACCCTATAAAGGTAATCGCAAGGACGCTAAAAAGCCCAAACACTATGATGCTTTGCGTGAATGTATGATTACCCGCTTGGGGGCTGTCGTTGTAGATGGTCAGGAAGCTGATGATGAAGTAGCTATCAGGATGACAAAGAAGCCAGATCAGTACCTGCTTGTAGGCGTAGACAAAGACCTAAGACAGATACCGGGATGGCATCATAATCCGATGAAGGCTAAGACGGAATACGTAGATGAATTCAGTGGATACAAAGCGTTTTGCACTCAGCTACTCACGGGTGATAGGGTCGATAACATTCCGGGTCTGGAAGGAATTGGCCCAGTCAAGGCTGAGAAGGCTCTTAAAGGAGCAAAGACAAAAGAAGAACTACTTCAAGCAGTCTGGAAAGTATATCAGGAAAAGGAACATGGAATTGAATATCTCACTGAACAGGGACAGCTCCTGTGGCTAAGAAGGAGCGAAGGAGAAATATGGCTACCTCCAAAAGAACTGTTAGCGTCAAAAGAAAAGCACCCTTGACAGCTAAGCAGGTAGGACAGAAATATGGATTCCGCAGTGGTCTAGAGGAACGCATTGCCAAGCAGCTAGAGGACAGCGGTGTGGAGTTTACCTATGAGCAACTGAAACTGAACTATATAAAACCAGCTTCATCTCATGTCTATACTCCAGACTTTGTTCTCGCTAATGGCATCATCGTAGAGACTAAAGGAAGATTCCTACCTGCAGATAGACAAAAACATATGCTCGTCAAGAAGCATAATCCTTCAGTCGATATTCGGTTTGTGTTTTCTAATTCCAGCGCACGTATTAGCAAGAAGAGTAGAACTACCTATGCTGACTGGTGCAAGAAGTACGGATTTAAATTCGCAGACAAGGAAATCCCGCAGGAGTGGATCAATGAAAAAGGAAATACATAATGAACAGTATTTTTAAGCTGCTAGAGCAGCCAACTGTGAGAGAAGCATGGAATGACATCATGGAGGTTCTGGTTGTTGAACGACTAAAAGAAGATTATCTTTTATGTCTTGAATTTCACGATATGGACACTGCCGCAGCTATTATGTGTGTCCTTCGATATTTCATGGTCTATGATGATTTCAAGGAATTCTTGAAGGAGTTAACAGATGCTGGAATACTTCCTGAAAAAGGTAAAGAATGAATGTCAGTCTTTTACACGAAAATGAAGATGGTTCAGCTTGCTATTCATTTGATCTTACCGATGAAGAGCGAAAAGCCCTTATAAGGTACGGGATCATGGAGGCTTTAAAAGCAAGTATCCGACAAGGAGAGAAAATGACCTGTGAAGGTGCAGATATTGACTTGGAGGAGGGCAAGAGTGAAAGTTAATCTTGTATGGTCTACTCCTGATTTGGAGGAAAAAGTAGCCTACTGTGCGCGAGTTAGTAACCCTGACAACCAACATAACCATTCGACTGCTTCCAAGCTGCTCAAGTATCTAATCAAGAACAAGCACTGGAGTCCTTTCGAGATGGCTAATGTTTGCATGGAGATTGAGACTACCAGAGACATTGCACGGCAGATTCTCAGGCATCGTAGTTTTAGTTTCCAAGAGTTTTCTCAGAGATATGCAACTGTGCAGGGCTTTGATACAAGGGAATGCCGACTACAGGACGAGAAGAACAGACAAAACAGTGTATACACTTTTGATCTGGAGCTTCAAAATTGGTGGGCAGCTGCACAGAATCGTATAAAGTCTGAGGCTGAGTTTATGTATCAGGCAGCACTCAATCGTGGCATTGCTAAGGAGCAGGCCAGAGCATTGCTTCCTGAGGGAATGACAGTCAGTCGTATGTACATGAACGGTACGCTCAGGAGCTGGCTACACTACATCGAGGTGAGGACTGATCCGAGCACACAAAAGGAACACAGGGAAGTAGCAGAGGCTTGTAAAAAAGAACTTACTCTGGTATGTCCTAGTATTATGGAGTTGTATAATGCTGATTGAAGATTATCAAAAGAAGGCGTGGGAAACAGCCTTGGAAACTGCTAAGAATCCTGCTTACATGGTAGCGAATCTGACCTCGGAGGCCGGGGAAGTCGCTGGCAAGTATGCTAAGTGGATTCGGGACGGTATGCTAGACGAGGAAGGTTTGCAAAAAGAGATGGGAGATGTCTTCTGGCAGCTTGCTGGATTGTCTACTGTCATGGGCTGGAGCTTGGCAGATATTGCATCGAAGAACCTTCAGAAGCTTGCTTCGAGGGCTGAACGAATGACTATTGGAGGATCTGGAGATGAGCGATAAGTTTGATACAGATTATTTTGGTTTCGAGTATGTAGACTACGATGGAAAGCGGTATTATCTGCAGGTTTCAGGACTTGATCGTTGGTCTGATGTCCTTGAGGATTTTGTCAGGTTCCTTGAAAGTCTTTACAAATATAACATCAAAGACAAGATTCGCATCCAAGAACCAGCATGGGTTAGGTATTCAACAGATACTGAAATAAATTGGAATGATCCTTGGGTCAATCATTATTTTTATCCCGAGGATGAAGATGAACAAGACGAGGAAATCAAACCGGGACTTGATGAATGAAAATTCTTTTGTTGGACATCGAATCAGCCCCTAACACGGCATATGTGTGGGGGCTTTTTAAACAGAACATCAGTATCAGTCAGATCGTAGATAGTAGCAAGATGCTTTGTTGGGCAGCTAAGTGGCTAGGTGAAGATGAAGTCATGTTCTCTTCGATCCTTGATGGTCACAAGAAGATGCTCCGACAGATCCATAAGCTGCTTGAACAGTCTGATGCTGTGGTACACTACAACGGAAGCAGGTTTGACATTCCTACGCTAAACAAGGAATTCTTGTTAGCTAAGCTGGCTCCTCCTGCTCCGTATTCTCAGATTGATCTTCTCAAGACAGCTAGGCAGCAGTTTAGGTTCCCGAGCAACAAGCTAGACTATGTTGGCAGGGCTTTGGGTGTAGGTCAGAAGGAAGGACATGAAGGCTTTGAGCTGTGGGTCAAATGCATGAACAAGGATCTTGATGCTTGGAAGCGTATGGAAGCCTATAACAAGCAGGATGTGGTGCTCCTTGAGAAGGTCTACTACGAGTTTCTTCCTTGGATCAAGAACCATCCTAGTAAGGCTGTGCATGATGAGACACCCCTGAGTTGTCCTACCTGTGGATCTGGACTGCTGACCAAGCGAGGATATAATGTGACCAAAGCAGGAAAGTATCAGCGTTATCAGTGCAACGCCTGTGGTGCATGGAGCAGCGAGAGAACAAGTATGAAACTTCCTGAACAAGTGTTGAAGGGAATCTAATGAACAAAGAACATAAATGTAACAGGTGTTTTTACATGGAACAAGACCGTGACAAAGCACCGTGCAGTACCTGTGAAGGGTACAATAAGTTTGTGGATCGAAATGTCTATATCAACAGCAGCATTCCTGACTTCAAGCCTTTAACACAGGCAGTTAAGAACTGGGAATACGAAGATATGTTTGAGGCTTCTCGTGAGGATGTTGTCAATAAACCAAAACACTACACGACAGGGAAGTACGAGGTTATAGATGTCATTGAGGACTGGAATCTAAACTTCAGGCTTGCCAACGCAGTCAAGTACATTGCTAGACATAAGCACAAGGGGAAGCCTCTGGAGGATCTGAAGAAGGCTCTGTGGTATCTACAGAGGGAGATTGATAAACATGAGTCTAACTCTTGATGAACTAAAAGAGAGACTTTCAATGCTCGATGAGATCACATTACTAGAGTTATTAAACATACATAGTGATGAACTTGTCGAGCGTTTTGAAGATTTGATAGAAGATAAACAATATAAACTAGAAAAGGAAATCAATGACTACTTTTAATAATATGACCCCGTACCAGACATACATTGCAAAGAGTAGATATTCTCGTTTCTTGGATGATAAAGGTCGTAGGGAGCACTGGAATGAGACAGTAGAACGGTACATGGAATTCATGCGTAAGCATCTGAGTACCAAGTTTAACTATACTTTATCTGATGATCTCTACGATGAGCTTTATAATGCTATCAATAATCTAGAAGTCATGCCTTCTATGAGGGCTATTATGACAGCTGGAGAGGCTCTTGATCGTCAGAATATTGCAGGATTTAACTGCTCATATCTGCCTATTGATGATGTCAAGGCATTCGATGAGGCTATGTATATTCTGCTTTGTGGGACAGGTGTAGGTTTTAGTGTGGAGCAAAAGTATGTCAACAAACTCCCTGAGATCCCGTGTCAGTTGTTCGATTCTGGCACTGTGGTTGTCGTTAAAGACTCCAAAGAAGGATGGGCAAAGGCTCTCCGACAGGTTGTTGCCTTGTTATATGCAGGTGAAATCCCAAAATGGGACGTATCTGCTGTTAGACCGGCAGGTACTAGACTTAAAACATTCGGTGGACGTGCAAGTGGCCCAGAACCTCTTGTAGAACTGTTTAAGTATGTTGTCTCTAAGTTCAAAACCGCAGCGGGACGTAAGCTTACGAGCTTGGAAGCTCACGACATTCTATGCAAAGTTGGTGAAGTTGTTGTGGTCGGTGGAGTGCGTAGAAGTGCGATGATTAGTTTGTCTGATCTTAGTGATGATCGTATGGCTCATGCTAAGGCAGGTAATTGGTGGGACGGTAACGGTCAACGTGCTCTGGCTAACAACAGTGCGGTATATGATGTCAAGCCCTCTGTAGGTCAATTCATGCGTGAATGGAGTAGCATTTATGAAAGTCATTCGGGAGAGCGTGGAATCTTTAATCGCTATGCTTCGGATCTCCAAGCAGCGAAGAATGGACGCAGGGAACTTGGTAAAGAGTGGGGCACTAATCCTTGCTCTGAAATTATCCTACGTCCTTACCAGTTTTGTAATCTTAGTAGCGTTATTGTTCGTAGTACCGATTCTATGGATCGACTTCGTAATAAGGTACGCTTGGCAACGATCCTTGGAACTTTTCAATCGACTCTGACACATTTCCCGTACCTTCGGAAGATTTGGCAGACAAACACTGAAGAAGAGCGCCTGCTTGGTGTATCCATGACAGGTATTTTAGACAATGCATTGCTGAATAATCCTGACGATGACGGATTAGCAGCACGACTGGAGGAACTTAAAAATGTGGCTGTTCATGTTAATTCTGAGTACGCTGGCAATCTTGGTATCAATTGTAGCGCATCTATCACCTGCGTTAAGCCTGAAGGGACGGTCAGTCAGCTTACTGGCACTGCTAGTGGCATTCACCCTCAACATTCTAAGTATTTCATTCGTCGTGTAAGATCTGATAATAAAGATCCTCTGACAGCTTTCCTGAAGTCTCAAGGGTTTCCTGCAGAGCCTTGCTTTATGAAGCCTGACAGCACTACTGTATTCAGTTTTCCTGTTAAGGTAGGTGACGGTGCAGTGCTCAGGGATGATATTGACGCTATCAAGCATCTACGTCTGTGGCTTGCTTTTCAGCGTCACTGGTGTGAGCATAAGCCTTCGGTAACGATCTCTGTGAAGGAGCACGAATGGCCTGCCGTAGGAGCGTGGGTATGGGAATACTTCGATGAGGTAACAGGGGTGTCATTCCTGCCTCACGATGGTGGAACATATCGACAAGCTCCTTATGAGACTATTGATGCTGCCACATACGAGGACTTGGCCTCTAAGATGCCTGCTGGTATTGACTGGGAGAGTTTCTTTGAGAATACCGACAATGTAGAGGGTACTCAGACATTGGCCTGTACCGCAGGAGCTTGTGAAATTGCTTTTTAAGGAGGCTGACAGTGGGGAAAGCTAATGATGAGGAATTGATCGTTATGCAAGATCCGTCCAAGCAACAAAATGGCATGATAAGGACAATCACAACCGAGATAAACACTCACATTGTTTTCTTGGATGATGACGTTATCCAGCCATCGAACTACAGAGATGTAATTCAATGCTTGGCTACCTGTAATGAACACGATACTGTCAATATGCTTGTCAATTCCTACGGAGGTAGGACAGACAGTATCTGGCAGATTATCGAAGCTATGAAAGGATGTCGAGGTGAAGTCGCTGTTACGGTCATTGGCGCTGCTTATTCTGCTGCCTCTATGTTGGTTTGCATGGCTCCTCAGTGCCTCATTGCTGATAGTGCAGAGTTTATGCTTCACACTGCTCACTACGGCAGTGTCGGCACTGTCCCAAACGTCAAGTCACAAACAGACTTCGCAACGAGACAGTTAAATAAGCTACTGGATACTGCCTATACAGGCTTCCTTACTCCTCGTGAGATGGAAGAACTCAAGAAAGGTAGAGAATTCTGGTTTGATGCTGATGAGGCACGTAAGCGTATCCAACGTAGGTATAGGCATCTGAGAAATCAATCTAAACCTAAGAAAATAGTAGTGGATACGGAAGTAAGCGAAGAATAGTAACAAAAAAGCCCCTCAGAGGAGACTCTGTAGGGGCTTAATTATTTGTAGATTCTAATTGTGCTCTGCAAGCTTTTAAGGCTTGTCTAAGGACTTCTGCTCGGGTAGCTTCCCCGATAAGAAACTCTGCATCCTCTCTATAAAGTTTGTCTCCAGTGCTTCCTGCTCCTGTGCAGACAAGGGCAGCACTAGGGGCTTGAGGGGTGGCAATGGATGGTCTTTCTGGACGCTGGCGCAGGCTGTCAACGATAGAAGCATGACGCTTATTAAGATTCTTAATAGCATTCTCTTTGTCCTTTTGTAAAGACACAATCTTATCTTGATTGTCCTTCTGTAGTTGTAATACCAAAGCTTTTTGAGCTTCTCTATACTCGGAAAACTTCTTAGCTTCCTTGTCTCTACCTACTCCGTAGAAATACCATCCAGAGAGGACTACGGAGGCTATGTATATAACCAAGGCAATAATGATTCTATTCATGCTTACCTATACAGAGGTTATATTCCCTCTGTCTCCGTAGTGTCAGTCCCTTCAGAGGCTTGCCTTTGAAGTGATCCCACTTGAGGATCTCTTTGCAAGCTGCTTCATAATCATAAGCTAGGAGCTTCTTAACCAGAGTAGAATTACAAAAAGCAGTGGGGCCAATATTGTACGTGAGAGACACATAAGCATCAAACTCGTACTGATACATAGGTACTGGAGCACAAGTCTTAACTGCCTGAGTAAATTTACTAGCATCATCGAGTAGTTTTACTAGCGCCCTTTCCGGGGTTATTTTATCTCCCTGCTTAACTCCAGAGGTAGTCCCGAAACCTATAGTAGGTACATCGCCTTTAACTGGAGTATAAGCAGTGCCTACAAAGCCTTCTTCTACGGCTATACCTACCAGAGTAGCTGCTGTAAGAACTAAAGATGCCGGGGCTATCCTGTTCATCATTATTTACCCATTACATCCTTGTAGATGACATATAGTTTATGACCGATCATCAAGACTGTGTAGAACAACGTAGTCCAGAGGATAATATCAGAAACCTGATAACCAGCTACTGTTGCAAGAGAGACAGTCACAGGCGCTGCTGCTTTAGTGACCATCCCAGAGGCAGTCTCTGTAGTTGATTGCGATAAAGACATCTTATCATTCCTCCGGAGTTGTCATTAAACCAGATAGCATACCTCTCCACGCCATGTTAGGAGGGACTTCTGGAAGCCTGCCTGTAGCTACGTCTGAAATAAGTCTATTAATAGATCGTTGCCGTAAAGCACTTTGTAGTTTATCTGCTGCAAAACCAGCCCCACTAACAGTTGCAGCCAGAGCAGGATTTGTACCTGCTGCAAAGGCTGTTCCTGCTGTTACGAGTTGACTCCGCTCAGGATTAAACCTAGCAAGTAAAGACAGTAAAGGATCTGCCATAGGGCCAGATGCCACACTCTTAATTGCATTCTTTTCACGCTCTGTAAAGAAACGCATTTTATCTTTACTTCCAGCCAGATTAATTAATTGCCTGCGGATTAACTCTCCTTCAGATGCTTTCGGATCTAAGGCCTTAGCTTCGGCAACATTAAGAGCATCTTCTAAGACAGTAGCACGAGAAAGATTACGCCAATCCTTACGAGCATCTTGTACAGATTTAACTGCGTCACCTAAAGAACCCTTACCAGCTAGGACATCTTTTCCTGATAAATTAGAAATATAAGTA